CTCCTATCTGTTCTTCTAAAGCTTCTCTTATCCAAATGTATTTACTGTATTCAGCATAGTCCCAAAACCTGCCCTTTGCTTCTAACAATATAGTTTGACCATTAATAACTTTTATAAAGTCGGGTTCATATTTATGTTCAACAACATAATCTATATAATTATTATGGTGTTCCCAATCTTTTAAAACAGATTGATGTATATCATATTCCCATCTACTATCATAGCCTTTAGGTACGTTAGTTTTTTTTGGCCTGGGTTTTCTAGGTACTCTTTTAGGCATCAGTGAACCACTCTATCAAGATTTTGTTCAACATGTGCAGCTAACAAAGTTGATAAGTTCTGTAGAGTTTGGTTATCAAAACAATCTAATGATTCCCCTTCTTCTTTTAACACTTCACCCATAGCTATAATTGCTTTTTCTAAATCAGATTTCATTTGTTAAGTCCTTGACAGTTATGTCGTTTAAGTTTTTAGTTTTAATTAATTTTTTAATTTTTTGAATAATCCATTTCAAAGAAAATGATGATAGCATAAATTTACCATTAGCAAAAACATGTGTTTCTTTTGGAACTAAATCATAAGCTTGTTGTAATGTAAGTTTGTTTGCTTCTTCTTCTGGAATTAAAGTTTTAACCCAATCAACTAACAAGACTAAAGATTTTTTTCTAATTGCTTTTGCTTTTCTACCATTCATAGTATCTCCTGAACGTTTGGAACTTTTTGTATATCAGTAAAGTAAACTGGCCCTTTAGCATATTCAAAAACTCGTAAGCCTTGACCATCATTTGATTCTTTATGACATTCATGTTTGTAAGGACACCAATTACATTCTCTTGCAAGTTTCATATTACCACTCTTGCCTTCTGGAACGGGTTCATAACAAAGGACAGGCGGTGTTTTTCTTTTAATAATTTTCTTAACTGTTTTAATTTTATCTTTGATGTTAGGTTTATCTAACTCTTCTGGTTTAAATAAAGTTAGCTCTCCGGATTCTTTATTTAAAACTAAGAACCCACCTTTAGATGTTTGTTCAGCTTCTTCATAACCAGCAAGTTGTGCTAAGTATCCAAAGGTATCTGATTCTACAAGTGTACCATCTTTAAACTTTTTAAAAGCAAACCCAGAAGCAGTCTTTACGTCTACTACTTCACCATCTATCTTACAGTCCATATGACCTTTGATACCATTGACTGATACTTCTTTTTGTTGTGAGTCTAGCTTATGTCCAGAGAGTTTAACAAAAAATAAAACCAATACTTCTAATAGATGTCCGTATAAAAACTTAATCAAAGTACTAGGTTCAAACTCAGTGATTCCTTCTTTCTTTAAGTTCATATCATACCACAACTGTCGTTGAGGTTTACCTATGTTAGACATACGAAGAGTATTAACATTAATTTTATCTGCACCACGTGGTGTTGCCCATTGTTTTAAGGCAGCAGCCATGTCTTCACCAAAAACTTTTAAGTCTTTATCAGTTAGTTTTATATCCTGGCCTTTGGTTAAAGCTGAGATAGTAGAGTAAATATCCTCTACAACTGTATCAACTGTTTTCTTTTTTGCCATCTTCAAACTCCTTGAATGCTTTAATCACATCAGATGAAAAAAGCTTTTGTAAATTAACTAAATACATTTGACTTGCGTTGTGGTCTCCACCGGATACGGTTCTAAATGTATCAAGTTTATCAACAATAGTTCTAAGAACATCAGTCTTAAAAACAAGTGTGCAATATTCATTGTCTCCAATACAAAGATTATGAAACCAATAATCTGATTCAGTTGCTTTGATACCAGAAGGTTTCCCATAGCTTTGATATTCAATTGCTATGTTACCAGTCTTCATCCACATACCACGTTCAGATTTAACTTCTACCTTTTTATTGGTAAGCATTTCTGCTACTTTATCTTCTCTGATTGTACCATACTCTAAGTCTATATCAAACTTCTTTCTGTTTTCTTTACTTGGTTTCATTATTATCTACTCCCATCATCATAAAAACTACCATCACTAGACATGTAAAGACCCTCACTTATATAAGACCATTCTTTACCATCATCTAACATATAAGTTCCAGGTCCGTTATCAAATTGTGAATATAAATTTCTTATTGCTTCTAAAGCTTCGTCATCGTCTTTACTAAATCTAAGACCATCAAGTCTAGGTTTAGCGTTTAATAAAAATCTTTTATAAAAATCTACAATACCTGTTGCATTGTAATGTTTGGGAGGGTAACCATCCCCAGCATACCAGGGAGCCCATCTTCCAGTAGTATAATAATAACAATATTTCTGAGTATTGTAGTAAATCCAAAGCATTCGAGCACCATCACGAACGACAAAATCAATATTTTTATTCTTTAAAAATTTAATAACAGATTTTAAATCTTCTTCTGTGTAATGTTTAAAAATTACTTTACCTTTAGAATTAACTCTATCAAATTTCCAGTTGTATTTTTTAGTGTGTTTCACTCCAATTACCTCCTATCTTGTATTCACCATCCATAGGACAACGAAGCTTTAAATGTTCACCTGCCTTGATAAGACTATCAACAGCAAGTTGACCTGTAAATTCTGCTTGAGATTCTTTGACTTCTATCTGCCACTCATCATGAATGTTAGCAACAAACTTATAATCAATCGTGTTTAGTTTTAAAAGTTTTTCAAGTAAGACTAACCCTTGTTTCATAAGAATAGAACCACCACCCTGGAGTAGCGTATTTAACGCTGCATGTTTATGTCGTAAGAATATTTTTCTACCGTCTACCCCTTTGAGGAATCCTTTCCCTGCTGCTCTTTCAATCCTTCCTTTAAGAGATTTAAATGCAGGGTTACCACTAAGAAAGCGTTCTCGCAATCTCTTACCTTCATCTCTGTTTCCTTCAACAACGCTTCCAATCTTTTCATCTCCGGCCCCGTAAATGAGGGCATAGATGAAAGTTTTTGCCTGGTCTCTTGATTCAAGTCCTGCAAGGTTTTGGTTAGTCGTGTGAATGTCCCCATTAATGATTTCATTTATATACTCCTTGTCAGCCATGTAGTGTGCTAACATTCTTAATTCTAATTGACTTGCATCTACACCTACAAGTTTGTATCCTTCTTCAACAGTCCAACAAGACCTACACTCTTTACCATACGGACTGTAAACAGCAGGTACTTGAGCCATATTAGGACTTCTATGTGCCATACGACCAGTGATTGTACCTAATGTTATAACACTAGCATGTACTCTACTATCTTTTTTGCCTGTAAGCTCAAAAGCATCTATCCACGATTCAACTTGAGCTGCTCTCTTTTGTAAAAGTAAATACTCAGCAATTAAATTAGCTTCTGGTATATGAGTTATTAATTTTAATGTTCCCTCATCTACAATAGGTTGACCCGTTGGAGTAAAACGTTTTGGTTTCCATCCAAAATCTTTTAAGTACTCCCCAATTTGTTGACGTGAACCCAAGTTAAATTCTTTTAGTTCTTTTCTCATGAAAGGAGTAAGGTCTTTTGTTTTAACTCGTTCTTCGTATTCTATATTAGATAGGCCGGATTTAGAAAGCTCTCCATCTTTTTTAAGTTTAGGTTGTACTTCTTTAACATCAACCCACTTAGGTTTAAATGTTCTATGTACTTCTTCTTCAACTTCTTTTCTTCTTTTGTTTAAAGAACTAAGTAAAAAGGTTGCTGACTTTTCATCAAAGTAAAAACCATTAATATGTTGGTCAGCAATTACTTTGGCAACAGAATGTTCAAGCTCAATAGATTGTTTGGAAAACCCAGGGCTTTCTTTTCTTAATGCTGAAAGAACTTTCTTATTTATAACAGTATCTACTTGACATCTCTTTAACATCTCCGGACTATACTGAGTCCAATCTGCATGTTCTACTTTTTGTACACCACCTAAACGATAACCCCATGCTTCAATACCATGACCTCCCTCTCTAGTGGGGTGGAAAAGTCTTGACAGGGTCAAGGTATCAAGAGCTTCTGTATGTTTATACAGGTCCACCCCTTTAAGTTTTTTTATAACTGGTATATCAAAACCAATAATATTGTGACCTATTATCTTATCGGCTTGGGATAAAAATTTAATACCCTCATCAATTTGATGTGGTTCAAAAGAATACATTTTATTATTCTCATCTATTGCAACGATACAAAATATAGTTGTAGCTTCAGGTCGAATAATTTCAATGTTCTTCTTGGCTTCCTCATCCCAAACTTTTTCTTTGAAATCAAAAAGTAAACCATTTGTTTCTATATCAAAAACTAATTCCATAATTACTCCTAAAAAGGCATTAAGGTTTCTTCCTCATTGCTCATTAACTCTTCATCTGAGTATTCAGTTAAACGACCAGAGTCTTTATCATATACTAAAGACGTAGCCATACCTACATCACCTGTGTATCTTGACTTAAGTATACGAAGTTTTGTTGTCCTCGCTTCTAAATCATCATCTGATTGTTGATTTCTTTCAAGTGCTATAACACAATCAGACAACTGTCCTATACTATTAGACCCACGAAGATGAGATAGACTTACTTCAACTCCATTTTCGTGACCTTTGTTTCCATCAACTCTTCTTAAGTGAGATACCAATATTAATCCGGCCCCGGTTTCTTCAACCAAACTTCTAAGCCTAGTCATAATATTATCAATGGCTCTTCTCTCGTCTCCCTCTGCTAATGCACTGACTAACATATGAAGATGGTCAACAATAACCCACTTACAATCACATCCAACAATAAGATATCTAAGCTTTGCAAAGATATCATCTATCTCATTTGTTCCAAAGTGAGCATGAATAAATACTTTATCATTAGAAAATATCTTATCAAACATATTCATAATCGTTTCTTTATCAAACTTATCTCTCTCCTGGTCCACGTATAACCTAGAGTTAGCTTCAATAGAAAGAATACCATCCACTGTACGCTTCCAATCCTCTTCTAATGCAATGATACCTACATTATCATTAGTATTTTTAACCAACCAATGTTCAAGCTCTCTAGTGATACTAGACTTACCAAGTCCTGTTCCACCTGTTAAAGTTACGAGCTCTCCTTGTCTTAAGCCATACAGTTTTTTATTTAAACCCTCCCAAGGATAGGGAATGCTTTCTTTTCTTTCACGATTAAGAAACTCAGCTTGTTTTTCTGATACACGAATGATGCCACTAGGCGTATAAACTTTTGCATCCCACCAAGAACTAGTAAACTCTTTAAAGAGTCCTTTGTTCAACATATCGTTAGCATCTTTGTACCCATTAGGCAACGTTACTATCTTTGCTTTACCTGGTTTTAATATAGTTGCTACTTTTTTAGCAGCTTCTTGGCCTGGTTTGTCTTTATCAAAACAAAGAACAACCTTATCAAAGCTTTCTACATACTCAAGGTTTTCTTTAATGTCTTTAACTGCTGCTGCTGCACCTCTAACAACGGATACGACAGCCCACTTACTACCAAGTAGTTCATAGGCTGCCATAGCATCGCACTCTCCCTCTGTTATGGTAAGATACTTACCTCCCTCTTTGAATAACTGTTGACCGAAAAGTCCAACACCATTAGGTGATACATCAAAAGAAAATTTCTTATCCCTGACGTATCGAATTTTGTTAGACGTAAGCTCATTGTTAATATATAAAGGATATATATGTTGAGCTAACGTACCATTAGAATCATAGACAACTTTGACACCATACTTTTCAGCAGTCTCCTTTGCTATGTTTCTATCTGTTAATTTTGCGAACACACCACCATGTGCATTCAGTTCTTTTATTGTTTCTTTCATACTTGTTTTTACCTGGCTTGATTTAAATGTAGATTGTTTATCAATACTAGGAAAGAACTTATGACAACTAAAACACTTACCAGACCCATCCTCGTTGAGTGATAGAGCATCACTACTACCACATGAGGGACAAGGCTGATGATACTTTACAAATTTTAAATTGTTTTCCATGTTTGACCCAAAAAAAAGCTAGGCACAGAACTTAATCTGTGTCCTAGCATGGTTAGACTTAAGAAGACTTAGACTTAGATGGTTTCTTACCACCTTCCCAAGCTTCGTTTACATCAGGAGTTGAAGGGTCGTCTGCAATATAGTGCCCCTTCTCATCTCGTGCTCTTGTAGGTTCTACTAGAGCTTCGTCTCTTGGTCTGAGAACATCGCCCAATCTAGTTTCAAAAGTATTAACTAGAATTTGAGAACCTTCTGAACATAATCTATGATGGTTAATCTTAGCAATTAAAACACTAGTTTCTAATTTGATTTTTTCATCACTGATATTGTCTATCTCATAGACATTGTCTTGGATAGTAATTTGCATTAGAACTCCTCACCACCTTCGATAGTATCAAACTCATCTCCATCTCCGGCTTTATAAGAAATTAATTCTTCTACTTGCATAGCTTGAAAGTCCAGGCCCTTGAAAGTTCCAAACTTATTAGTGGCTTCCCACTCATTGTATTGAACTCTAACCTTAGAACCATTCCCAACGTTTTCATCCATTGGAACTTTATCAGCATCCATTAGTAATGGTGCTTTACGAACCATTCCATTTGGACCATTGACTTTTCTTTTAAAGTTAATAGACCGACCAACAACTTCATCATTGACTGTCAGTTCTTTAACCCTGAAGCCACGACTTTCAAAGTCATTTGCCACCTCATCACTTACTACTAAGTCCACTGTATAACAGGGTTCGAACTTGGTATTAGGTGTTCTTACACTAGCCCAATAGGCTATTCCTTGTTGTATTGCCATTTATTTTCTCCTATGGTTTGGCATTATTGCATTAGTTATTATACACTTGCTGACTAAAAAGTCAACCCTTTTCGTTGAATAAATCAACAAAACTTATTACATCATTGGATGGTAATGTGACTGTAAAAGTATCCTTTTCTGGATTATAATTTACTTCATAACCAACCTTCTCTGAATACATATCTTTATAATTATCGGTAGTAAAATTTGTAAAAATTCTGTATTCATCACGAGTTAAAACTCTTGTTTCTTTTTCTGGGTTCATATAAAGATACATCTTTTCTCCTGGTTTGTAATTAATTTTTGTATATATTCTTTGGCCAGTTTAGAACAAAGTTTATTATACTCTTCTTCGTTTAAATATTTATATGGTAGTCGTGGTATCGTTTTCATTTTCAAAAATACTTTTATTGTTTAGTGGCAGCACCTCACAAATATAATTAGTTCCGGCATAAGTATCCACTACATACTTTTCAGCTTCGTCTCTGGTATCAAACAAACCAACAGAAGTTTTTTGTACGAAGTGTGTGTTGATGTCTCCAAAACTTGAAACAATAATATACTTTGGTTTATCTACATTTAAGTTTACTACTTCTCCCATCAGTCTTTCTTATCATCATCATCATCATCTAATCCCATGATAATAATTTTGTTATCAACATATTCTTTACCAAACTTATCTTCAAGTTTCTCTTTTAGTTTTTTATTAAATTCTTCTGTACTCATTTTCCTTGCCCTCGATATTTTTTAAAGTTGCTTTTCTTATTCTTATTCATGGTAGAGAAAGCAACATTACCTCTACCTTGACTTGTCTTCTTACCTCTGCCTTGAGTAGCAGATGTATATACAGATTTATTCCACGTCTTCGCCATACCTATTCTCCACTATTGTTTTCTTACGACTATCTCTAAACTCTGTAATTCTTTTACCATCGGCATAGTCTATAGTTTGTTTAGTCCATATTCCATCTTTAAACCTGGTGTCAATAGCTACAATAGCTTTGGCTCTTTTCTCTGCTTCAAGAAACTCTTTTTGTTTTTCTACTTGTTTCGTAAATTCTGTCATAATTTTTTACCCTCTACTTTTACTGACCAATTATTTTGACTGTGTAATGTATCAAACTTTACACCCAGAGACTTACGAACTCTGTCTTCTTGTAAACTAATTTGATTTAAAATTTCTTCTTGTTCTCGTTGAGTAGCGTGTTGATAATTATCATCAGTATACTCTTCCGGATTGTCATATAACTTTGTCATATGTTTATATGCCATATGTTTTGCATAAGTTTTAGCTGTCACTTTTTTATTATTAAGAATAATCATACATAGATTATATCATAACTTTTTTAAATACAGAAACATTTGACATGTTTTCTAAAAAGAACTTGCGATAATTACCCTCATGGTCTATGCAACCACAGACTAAAATATCATCATCATCATTGTATTTTAAATCAGAAATAGTTTCTAAGACTCTCCTTTCGTGATTGCCTAAGTCTCCTGGTTCTTTATTATTAACTTTGTAATAAGTAAAAAACAAACCATACCCTTTAAAGAATGCAGTTGCTACTGCTTTTTCCATTCTACTACAAGCTTCAAAACTCCCGCCTAGTGTGTGTGTTTGTTCGTCAGTTTCAAATAGTGTTTCCATTAGTCCACCGCCACAATATTTTTCACATAAATACTACCTGTTTCATCAAACAAGCCTACTTCTGAACCTTTAACATCAACAAGTAAGGTTTTCTTTAAACCTTTTCCTTGTTTAATACTTTCCAGAGCTGTCGCCCTTGTTAAAATACCTAGCTGATTAGTTATTAAGTTCGTTCCCTTTTTAATTTTTTCTAAATTATAAATCATATTGCCCTCGCATTTATTAAATCAATTACAAAGCCTGAAGTATCCTTCTTGGCTTCACCCTTTTCAATAAGTCCAACCACCACTTGAGTTTCATCTAAGAACCTCATGTCATGCTTGTCCCCATCAATTACTTTAAATCCTTTGAACACTTCAGGTAGAGCTTCCCTAAATACAACTGCTATGTTGTTGGAGACATTTTTAATCAGAGCAGCGTACTTACTATCAGCTTCTGAATAACTCCAGGTTAGATGATAGTTAGGTATGTGCTCTACCTTTCGTGTTGGGATTTTTGTATAGTCATAAAACTGTATCTGTGGAAACATGGCAAAGATGTTTTCATGTCCATCAACTTTGATATGTTCCCATTGAATATCACTTGTTCCATTGAGACGAAGGGCCGGTTTTTTACCCAACCTAGCACACTCCTTAAGAAATTTATTTGCGTCTTCTACAAGCTGTCTCATGAACTCTTGTTGGTCGTTTAAGAACAGTAGAGATTTTCTAATCCTAGCTTGTTGAACATTAGAAAATTTACCATGTCCTGCTGTGTTCAAACAAGCTTCACTACAACCTGCTTTTTTAGCAAAGGGACATAGAGTTCTTTTGCCATCTGCTAAATCATCAGGTGCTAAATAAATTATCCTACTAAACCATTCGTCAGATAACTTGTTGCTTTTCTCAATCTTGGTGCTACCACTTGATAGCAAATTATATTTAGGCATTAAAACATCTCCCTTAAATTAGTTAATAGTTTTTCATTGTGCTCGTCTCTTGCAAACTCATAGTCTTTAGTAGACATAGCTTGAGTACAATGCTGAGATAAAAACTCAATCATTGCTATTGGTACAGGCTTGTCAATATTGTCATAACAATACTGTAAGCAATCATCTTCTAAGTCTGGACGACCTTCAATCACCCATAGTTCATGCACATTATCTCTCATGTTATCCATGATAGTGCTATTAATTTCATTGCTCATTAATCTAACTCCTGAAGCTGTTTGTAAGTCATATTCTTATACTTGTTAAACAAATCTTTTATAAATTTAGGAACATTTATCTGTTTAAAAGAGTTCATCATAATGTCTCTTTCAACTGCTTCTTGATAACAACCATAGCTATCCCATTCAATTCTCAAAGGAACATGATATGCTTGATAAGGAATTTCAATACCTGAATTATATTGGAATCCTTTTCTACGATTGTAGTTTCTTATTTTGTTTTGAAGTTTCATATGTCTAACCCTTGATTCATCTTTTAGTTTTGTTATTTCAAGGTCTAATTCAAACAGACTCTTACGTTCACTATCAAATACTTGGTACTCTTTAGTTTGTTTTATTCTTTCTAATTTTTTTAGATGGTGTTGTTCCATTAACTTTTTTATTTCGTTTGAGATAAAGTTTCTCTCTTTAGCTAGTAGTTTCATAAATATATTCTCCATTTTCTAGTTTAAATTCGTCAGTAATATTACCCCATTGGTCTGCCATTGCAACTGCAATGCCCTTAAAGGTTTTACTTCTAACATGACTGCGTTGTTCTTTGGGAAGCTTCCAAGTTTCATAGTGCCACTTAGACATTCTCTTACCATTTTTCATTTCAACCATCTCTGGTTCAACAACTTCTGTGTGTTTTAACTTGGGAAGATTCTTCAACCAAAGGCAAGTAGTTTTCATGGTGGCATGACCAAACTGATAAGGCTGTATAATCTGCTCAGGCTTTCTAATCTTGCTTGAGATTACACTAACCGGATTTTCAATACAGATGCGTTCAATGGGGGCATTCATAAGTTGCTGTACAAACTCTAAGGCTTCCTCTTGTAATGACCAAGGCTTACGACCTTCAGTAAACCATCTTGCCCCACTTACAGCTAAGTGAGTACAAGGTGGGTGAGCAATCATTAAGTCCCACCCCTCGTTGATAACCTCTAACACATCTTGTTGATAGTGTCTTTGTCTATACCCAACCATATCTTTGTTAAGATACTTACTTTCGCAAGGTAAGATATCGCAACTGTGTGCATCATGACCTCGTTTTAAAAACTCATCACGAACTGCCCCGCTATATTCACAAGCAATTAATACTTTCATTTTGTCTCCTATTTTAATTCCTGGTTTAACTTTTCTTAAAGCTGATAACAACTTCGTCCCCATGAATGTTTTCATAAGAACGAATTGAATGACTAAGATTGCACATGTTATCTTGAATATCTTGCAAGTCTGACAACCTATCATGTTCTGCTTTCATCTTAGAATCATAGTCAGGTTTTTCATCAATGTAAAGAGCAATGCGTTCTGCTTCGTTTAAAGGTTTTGAATCATGCCATTCTTTACCTCTTGGTCTACCTCTAAATTGATATCTAGTTGTAAGAAAAGCATTAGCTTTTAACCATTCATAAACTTCATAGCCATTGGTCAGAGGTTTATCTAAAGGGCCGGTTGGAATATCTAAAGGATTTCTTGGGGCAATTTTAAACTTTTTAGCGTTAGTTTTTACATTTATTTTATACGACATTTTTATCTCCTGGTTTTAAATTAATTAGAAAATTCGTTGACTAACTCTTCAATGAGTTCATAAACATTAAAGTCTCCACTAATAGTTTGCAGTCTAAGTTTAGTAGATATTTCATACCTTGTAGTATAAGGCATTTGCCATACAGCTTTACATGTTGGAATGTTATTAGAATGATACCCAGTATTTAAACAAAGTCCTTGAGTAGTAGAGTATTCTTTTTCAAAACCATTAGCTTCTTGAAATGTTTTGACTAAATCGTCTAGTTCTTTCTTTTCAGCTTTAATAATTTCTTGAAGTTCGTTGTATTGTTCTACTTGTCTTGAAATTATTTCAATTCTTGCTTCAATTACACCTTGAAGTGATTGAACATCTTCTCTAGCCTTGAACTTATCAAGTTCAGCAGCCTCAATTTTACTTACAACCTGTTCGACAATTAAGTCTTGGTCTTTTACTCTCATCTGTGCCATGTTATACCTCCTTGATAGTATAGTTAGCGTTAAAAAATCAGTGCTAGTTAATTTGTACCCATCAACTAGCAAGTGGGAATTTCAAAAAAATATCTTAAGCGTATCTTTAAGTCGGGCGAGTTCGATGCACATTATTTTAAATTATTACTTGGTGGTCTTTCTCGAATAGTCCCTTGACATAGCAGTTTATTTATAAGACTTATAATGCTTATCTCTTTTAAGCTATGACTGTTTAAAATTAGTGGTAGTTTTATTCTCCGAAGTAAACTACTGCCGAAGATGTCAAGCGTATAAAACTTAAATAAC